TACGAACGGTATTCGTGCTGACGGAAGTAATAGAGGCGGTAGTTGTTTTTGGTCGGACGTATATAGAACAGACCCTGGCCATCACAGAGGAAATACTCCCAGATGGAATCCAGGCGCGTATCCATCTTGTTGTACTTCAGTACACGATCAAGGAAATCCTTGCGTTGTGCGCCAAAGTTGTCTTGGGTCGGGAAGAACTCAACTCCTTGACGAATGCCAAAGAGTTTCATCTGAGCAATGTGTGACGCAACAATGCCAGTATCAACAACAATGTTGCTATCTTTATCGAGATAGGCATTGATGATTTCTTGGAGCCTGGCCTTAGCGTCAGCCATTAACTATTCCCCTTTTCTTTTAATGGTAGCAGTTTTCAGGAAACAAACTTGTTCTGAAAACCAGCAGGAACTTGACCAGCTTGTGGTCCTAAATAAAATTGAGAATTATCCACAATTGCACCAGAATTACCCATCGGAGCTAAGCCGGGAGTACCTTGAGCTTGCTGCCAAGGGAACGTGCCCGTCTTGAGTTGTTCCCGAACACGATTGATATTTTTCTGAAGCTGTTGACCTTGAGGAGTGCTTTGGAAGCGCTCTTGAAAACGCCGTTGGATTTCTGCTTCTGGCATGAAATAGCCAGGGCTTCCGGCCATTAAAGTTTGGCCTGGTGCACCAGGGACATTACTCTCGCCGTAATAACGTATCATTTATCTATGGTTATGATCTCTTTATTTTACCTGGCTTTTCTTTTGCTTAGTGGCTCTGTAGAGAAGCGACCACTCTGACGTTTGGGACCAATAAGATCATATGCTTTTAATGGAGAGGGAACACGGGGAGACGTAATCTGTCCCATTGTTTCGTATGGAGTAGTCGGAAGCTCTTCCCTTGGCTGGACCTGCATTAACAAATCGACAGGTGCCGAGCCAAATGCACTGCCGAAATAACGACCAGCCAATTCAAAATCCATACCTTCTCCTGCGTTCTTTTATTTTAATCTTCTATGACTTCATAGCCAGAAGGATCATTAACTTTGGAGATGATGATACCGTCGCCTCGTACATCCCAGTTAAGAAGATCGCCTTCTTGCCACCCAAGTTCTTCCGTTACTTCATCTGGAAAGATGATGTATTGATCCCCGTTGTCGTCCTCCAGGACTTCAAGAACGTAACTCATTTGGCCGAGAGTATTTTCTCCATTAGCTTATCAAGTTTATTGTTTATTTCACGGAAGTTGCTATGCATCTCTTGGATCTCTCTTAAGAAGTCAACCTTAAGAACGTATTCCATTGGCATGCGGTTGATTTGGTCTTCCAAGATGTCAATCCTACGCTTTTGAGATCCAATGTAATCAAAGGCCTGCTGGACCCTCTCCTGCTGCCTATCCAGTATTTTATTCGCCGCCCAGGATCCACCTGTAACAGCAGATACAATGGCTGTAAGGCCAATGGCTATGTACTCCGGACCCACGGCGGCATTATTACTTTTCTTTTTATTCTAAGTTTAGTAATCAATTTGAAGCTGACCTTTTCGTGCCAAACCTGTTACAAGCCAGACGAGAGCGTCAACGCAATCGTCATGACTACTAACACCAAAGTTAGTTAGTTCTTCAAACAAAGCAGTGAAATTACGGAAGCGATTAAAGATAATTTTCCGGTCTTCAAACATGCCCATGATGCCACGGAAACGTGCCAACTTATCTGACCGGAAGCCTTTGACGGGGTGCCAGATCAAGTTATACAAGCTCTCATTGGTTAAACACACTCGTTTGAAGTCTGCTTCCAGGGAAGCCTGATACTGAACCGCTTCACTCCAGATGTCACACGTGGAGTATGTGGGGAAGTAATTGCCGTTGTCGTCCTTGCCAAGGATCGACCAGTCGTTGAGTAGCTCCTTCATGGCATCGAGCTTCTCAAGGTTGCCCATTACCCGAAGCCTGCGGTAATCAATGATGTGAATGGCATCGCCAATGCGTCCACCCAGGACCATCACGGTGTAGTCATTTTTTTCTTTCGTGCCAGCAGAAAGGTCAACACCAATACCAAGCGCATCAAATTCCGTTGCAATCTCTGCCTTAACAATCAGTTCAGGTGCCAGGGACAGCTCGTTCTGTCTGACAATCTGATTCATGTACTGGAACGAGAAAGCAATCGGTGCTTGTCGTTTCTTCTCACGCAAGTAATCCAGAGACCACATCTCTGGCCAGTACGACTTTTCTTCCCCTGTCTTGGGATCATTCAAGATTGCAGACAACACAATCTGCATCCAGTTGTTTTGTGGATTGAATGTCGTCGAGTGAATATCGTCATGACGGAAGCGAGTACCAAGACAAATTGCCCTGGCACCTTCAAACATGGTAGGTGCAATCACCGCATTCCAGTTGTCCTGCATCTGTTTACGGATGTCAGGGTTGGAGATATCAGCGGCAGACTTGATAGCGTCATCGATGATGACTAAGTGAGAACGCTTGGAGGTCACCGAACCTTTAAGACCTGCTGCGCAGAGTGTGAATTGTTCTTCACCAGTGGTGTCAATACCAGCAAACTTATGGTCAATGGACCAGTACTCATTACTGGTGACGTTCTTCAGAAGACGTACGGTTGGGAAAACTTCTTGGTATCGTTTGCTTTCAATGATTCGTTTGATGGTTGCCGACTTGGAGCGGGCAATATCAACGGTGTAGGACAAATACAGGATCTGCAATGGCTTCTTAGCCATCGTATGGATGCCAATCGCCCATGCCGTAAATAAACCAAGGATGGTGCTTTTCGCTGAACCCCGTGGTGCAAGAAGGTCAATGTTGGGGCCGGCAATTTTAAGGAGACAGCTGCTGTCCTCTTGGGTCACAAAGTGCCGGTGCCATTCTTTGTGATGTTCAGCTGGAGGTTTATCTGCTACGTAATCACAAAAGAAACCAAAATCTTCCCTTGCCTGTTGCAAGGTTTCAAGATTCTTTGGTGGACGAATCTGTTGCCTACGTGCAGCCGCACGAGCATTACGCCTATATGCAAGGTGTTGATATGCAGGCACTAGATTCAATCACCGGTAGTGACTAAATACTAGCCGAATGCAGCTTGACTGCGGAAAGGATCTTCTGTAGAGGCTGCCTTTTTATAAGCTTTGGCTGCTGCAGTAGCAGTTTGAGCTTTCTGTGGATCGTACTCCGCTTGGTATGTTTGTTGTTGACGTTGTTCATCAGAACCACTCAAAGCAGTTGCAATAGAGTAGTCAGTATTTTCTTCTTCAGCGGCTTGTTTGACAGTGCCGCCTACTCCGGTTGGATTACCAAATTGATCATAAGGACCAGTAAAACCTTTACCTGGTGGTACTTGACGTTCAATATCTTTTAACCACTGGGGTTTTTCTTTTCTGGCACTACCATACTCTGCTGCAATTTCACCAAGGTTTTCACCTCTAGGGCCAGAGGCTTCTTTTACAGTTCCTCCAAATCCTGTCGGATTGCCTTTCTGATCGTAAGGACCTGTAAAACCTTCTCCAGGGAGAATTAACTCTTCTGTATCTTTAAGAAGCTTATCTAAACCTTCGTCGGTATTTGTATTTGCTTGTGCAATTCCGTCTGTGTATTGATCAAAAAAGTTTTGGGCTTCGCTCCCAGAACCAGAAGACTTGCTTCTGTAATCTTCAATTGCTTTTTCGTACGCGGACTTTACCTGTGCGTCTAAGGCTTTAAGTTGATCTTGATAATCAAACCACTTTTCAGGATTTGCTGCACGCGCAGATGTAATGGAGCTGCGCTGAGGAGCAAACGCGTCGTAGACGCTATTAATGATTTTATATTCTTCGTCGGTGTATGGCATTACTCTTTGCCTTTCTTACGCTTCTGCTCTTGGTACTTGCGCGCCTTATCTAAAGCTGCTTTGCGCTTTTGGTTGTCCGACATTTCGCTCCCGTCCTGGTTCTTCTCGCCCTTTCCCTTGAAGTGCGCCAGGAGTTCGGGAGGCATTTTGTTCTTGGACATCAGCTTTTCTATTACGTAAGGCGTTAAGGACTTCTGCCCCTTCTTTAGCTTCTCCCCCGATTGGAGCACCCTGTAATTGACGGGCACCACTGAATCGATCTCGATTCTTCTGAAGTTGCTGAACGATGTTGATCATCCCACCCGCAAGACGAGCATCTGGAGCAGATTGGCTTTGCGGAGAAGGATTCATTGATTGAGTTTATTAACTCTCTTCATATTGCATTTTAGCCCACACACTCATTGAAGCTTCTTCCAAAGGGAGTTCAATTGGATCATCCTTAAAGATTGCCATCAACTCACGAATGGCGCGGTCAGCTCCAGCCATCAGCAGTCCTTTGCGATCCCTGCTTCCAGTGAACTGTTCAATCTGTGCAATGGTGCCACGTAATTCTTTTTGCATGCCAGCAATACGTGCTACGCCAGCATCACGCTTAACAATGCCGTTATCTACGTCATCACGCAGCTTACGAATGTCCTCCTGCATTTCTTCAATTTCGTACAGGAGTTTCTTACGGTGATCAGGCTTGGGGTAATGCTTACGTACCCAATGATCACACGCAGTAATGCTACCCCTGTAACCAAGGAACCTGGCGTAGAGGTAGCACTCGATGATGGAGAAGGTGTTCTTGGCGAAGTCCGTGAAGAACTCCTGGTCAGAAGACGTTAAGTTATCGACCCACTGGTCGAATAACTCAATATCGATAAGCTCGTTGGGCCTGGTTGTAGTCTCGGGCCTCGTCCGTTTGCTTGAACTGCTGGGCTTGTTCAGCAGAGGTTCTTTGTTCTGTGGCACCTTTACCAATCGTCTCACGTTCTTGTAAGCCAGCCTCTTCCATCTTCTTCTTAGAGAAGCCGTAAGCAACCTCTGCAGCTTGCTTGTATTTGTCTAGATCAAACCAGTCATCGACATCGGTTTGACCTGCGGGTACGCTGGTTGTCATTGTTTACTATACCTTAAATCAGAAGTTGCTCATGACGTTGGCAATACCAGCGGCAAATTGACCGCGACGATCTTCTAAAGCTTCTTGACGCTTTTGACGACCTTTCGATGCTTCCAGTTTGTCCAACAGTTGCTGGAACTTGGAAATGTCAAAGTAATCAGTAGAGGAGCTGGAAGTAGTCATTGG